TCATTTCGGTTCCACTTATTAATTTGGCTTCTCAAGTTCCTATGAAGCAAGATAAACAGAATGACACGTGGTTTTTCCGTGTTCGTGGGAGTCGTCCTCATCGTGATATAACTAGCTCTTTTATAACCAGATCAGAGCTTGATTCGATCGGAAACAAATTCAAGACATCTTTCCAGGTCATTAGGAACGAGGATGGCGACCGGGAAATGAAGTATCATGAAGCCATTTCTATGCATGATACAACACCTTTCTCCGTGACAGAGGCTTCCTATCGTGATTACTTTGTATCTGATATCCCAACTATTGTTGGTGACTGTGGTATGCCTTATTTTATTGATCAGGGCTCTTTCCAAGGTCGTATTGTTGGTTTCCACAATGCTATCCAGAGTAGAAAGTACCCCGGAGACAGGAGTCTAGCCTTAGGTGTGACTCTTTACCAAGAAGATGTTATTGAACGTTTAACACAACTTAAAGTTTTGGTTGTTAAAGACGAGTTATTAGAAGTTCAGTGCGATCCTGAAGTCAAATTTGATTTGGAGGTACTTGGGGAAATGGAGACCCCTGTCCATTTGCCCACTAAGACTAGTTGGAAGCGTTCCGATCTTTATGGCTTTGATGGTCCTTCTTTGAGAGCACCAGCTGTGTTAACTAAGACAGATGGTAAACACCCTATGACGGAAGCCCTTAAAAGGTTTGGTGGTGTAAACTATTGTGTACCCCAACCTAGTCTTGATCTCGCCGTTTCTGAATACTCCCGTCTCGTTAACGGTGTTGCACCTAAATTTCCTCGTGAGATCTTCTCTTTTGAACAAGCTTGCGCTGGGATAGCTGGTAACCCTTTTGTTAATGGGCTTGATCGTAAAACCTCTCCTGGTGTTCCGTGGTGTAATTTGTCCAAGCTACCGGGAAAGAAAGCTTTTTTTGGATCTGACGGTGAATTCCAGTTCGATAGTCCTGAATGCACTATATTGAGAGAAACGGTTACCAATAAGTTTGAAATGATTAAATCCAATGAGAGACCAAAGTTTCTTTTCATGGACTGTCTCAAAGACGAATTGAGGCCACTCGAGAAGGTTGAAAATGTTAAGACTAGAATGATTACTGCAAGCCCTCTTGATTTAACCATTATGATGAGGATGTACTTTGGCAGTTTTATTTCTTACTATATGACCACCAGAATCTACAATGGTGGTGCTGTTGGTATTATCCTGTGAGCGAAGAGTGGACTCAATTAGCCTCACACTTACTTTCCCGCGGCAACAATATTATTGCGGGTGATTTTTCTAGTTTTGATGCTACTCAGG